TTAAAGCATAACGTATTCTTTCCGGCGTGCATCAAGGTATTTTTCTGTCATAACCCCCGATTTATGCCCCAGCAATTTCTGTGCAAAATCCTTCCCTTTTTCCTTCTCATAAAGCCGGCCAGACAAGCTGCGGATCTCGTGGAATGGTGGAGGACTGGCTTCAAACTCTATTCCCGTCAATTTCCGTGCTATAGCAAATTTACCAGTCAGGCTATTTAGGCTTATCGCCCCGTCAGGGCTGTTTTTACGGATGCCAGCGCTAATCATGTAATCTGTCTTGCTGACCTGGCGGCAACGGTCAATCACTGCTCCCAAATGCAAGCCAACGGCCTGCAGCTCAAGGTTCAGGGGAAGGGCAATCATTGCCCCTGTTTTATCCTGCTCGATCAGCAAACGGCCATTCACGACGTGATCAAACCTCATTTTTGCGATGTCTGCACGTCGCTGGCCGGTGACAAGTGCGAGATCCATTGCCAATGAGAGCCATGCCGGCAGGGTGTCAGCTGCTTCACGTATTGGAATGTATTGCTTTAGCTCCAGCCGCTCCCTCTTTATAACCGGTTTGGCCGATCTCGTTGGAGTGACCGGGTTGCTTTCGATATGACCTTCAACGATAGCCTCTCGGAAGATGTCAGATAGCACTGTCCTCATCGCTGCCGCCATTGTCTTTTTCTCCTGCCTTACCCATATTTCAAGAAATTCTGCGATATGCCGAGTGGTGATTTTTGACAGGATCATGCTGCCCATTTTTTCGCTGATGACGGCAAATTGCTGACGGCGGAATCTGCACGTTTTAGCTGATAGATTTCTACGTTCGAATAGAATGTAGTACCGCTCTAACCAGTTGTTTAGCGTGTATTCGTGGGTGCCTTTAATCTTCTCCAGCAGCAGTACTGGTGAGTAGTTCTGATCAATGTAGTGGTTGGCTTCGATCGCCTGAGCGATTGCATCACGGCGGGAAATTGCCCCCATTGAAATCTCTTTCTTGGTGATCGGATTCCGCCAGTAGAATGACTTGCTTTTTTGGCGATAAGTCAGATTTTTAGGCAATTGCATGTCATACCTCCCTTTTCGCCGTGTCATTGATCACTTTCTCCATAAACGCCTCGCGCGCCGGCGCGGCGCTCTGCGCTTCCTTAATTTTCTTGCCCAACGACGGATCGTTGGGTTTGATGTAAATCGTGCCGGGCTTCAGCATGTAACGACTGCCGTGCTTCTCCGCTGGTGGGTAGAAATTGCCGTTGCGCGCCCAGCGCCAGAGTGTCTGAATGTTCGGTTTGTAGCTCTCGTACGTGCCGTCGCACCATTCTTTCAAAGTGAGCAGCTTTTCTTTGCCACAGTCAGCGGGGCGGTGATTATCCCACCCCCTTGGGATCGGGTTGTTGGGCATGGTCTTTCCTCGGTTTTATCATCTTGGCTATGCTGTCGTCGGTCACACGACAAGCCCGTTTAATGTCCGCATCGGCCAGTGTTGTTTTGCGAACGCTGGAAGATAGACGGCCAATTTTTAGATCGAAATCAGAAAGCAGGATCATTCCTGGTTGCCACCGCTGCATTGCCATTTCCTCGTTGTGTGGGAGAGGGGACAATTTAGCGGTGGCGGCGGGTTATTTCTGATTATCATTAATCAACTTTTTGAACGCCTGCTTTTCCCGCGCCAGGCGCACTTTCTGGGGAAAGTGAAACGCCAATTCGCTGCGGCTTTCTACTTCAATAATTCCGGTTGAGCCGTCGGGGAATGTCACGTGCACGGCATCACCCTTGGCCAGATACATTCTCAGCATGTGAGATCCTCATTATTGGCCCCGTTGCCGGGGCCGGATGATTACCGAACCTGCAGAGACGGTTCGCCGATTTCGATATGCGCGCCTTTAACTTCCACGCCGTTCTCGATTGCCTCCTTAATGGCTTTCTTGTCTGGTGAAACGACGGTTTGCACGGTAACCAGCTCGTCGGGAAGAATATCGGCATTATCGACAACAATGCTCGCCGTACCTTTTCTGGCCGTGAACGTATTGGCCGTGGTTTTTATGGTGCCCTGGCCGCTGGCTAGCAGGCACGTCAGCACGTACTTGCGGATCGATTTTGCACGGTTCTCGAATGACTTCTTACGTTCGGTCAGGCGTTTTATTTCCTCTGCCAATATGGCGGCTTGCCCTTCGATATTGCGCACGTGGATAAAGGCGGCGTCCAGCTTGTCGCCCAGTGCACCCTCGATGCCCTCGAGGGTGTCAGCGATCATCTCCGGCGTCAGCTCGTCAGAGGTTTCAACCAGCGCCTGTAATTTGGCGTAATCGGATGCTAATGCAATGGCGTTGACGCTCATGATGCTTTCTCCTCTGACAGTGTGGCGATGCGCTCTTCTTTCAGAACGGTAAGGCGGCGCAGACGGCTGGCCAGGTATTTAGCGTGTTCTGTATCACCTTTGGCCTCGGCTGCTTTGCGGTGCGTTTCCACTTCGCGAGCGATCGAGCTATAAACTTTGCTGGCTTCATTGACGGTAACGGCCGTGCTAATGGTGTCGGCCACTGCAGACAGTTTCTCGTCCAGCTCTTCGCGCAGTCGCGTGACGTCTTCGGCTTTGTCGCTGGCGTTCTTGATAGCGAACTCCGTTGCGTTCTCTTCCCGATATTCAGGCAGGTCATGCCAGCCGAGGAATACATCGGCAGAGAAGCCCAGCATGGAAAGTGACTTTTTGATCGCATCGGTGAGGCTCTTTTTCATCACTTCACTGTCAGCCATAAAACCGCGTCTCGTTTTGTACATGTACGGCGTGGCGCCATAAGCTGTAACGCGGCCTTTGGTTCCGTTCAGGACATACCAAAACTCGACCTGCAGGTTATGGTTCTGCTCGAACAAGATAGAACCGTCGGCGTCGCGCAAAATGCGGTTACCAATAATTTTCCCGCCTTCGAATACCGCCTCGCTCATTGGTGCGCCGGCGATCATCTTCTCTTCGACAATGTCAAATCCCCAACCCGTGCCGATAGGGCCGAAAATTTCGGTTGCGCGCATAAACATGTATTCGCTGTTGATGCTGGTACCGACATAACCGGCCCCCTCGATCGGCTTCGTGTATCGAGGATCTGTGCGCATGACGCGTTTCCAGATGTCGAGATTCTGCTGGGCTTCTGCTGGCTGCTCGGCGATCACCTGCTCAACCTGTGCAGCGCGCTGCTGGAAATCGTCGGCCTTTGGCTGCTTTGCCAGTTCCTCTGCGCGCTCTGCGTTTTCTTCAGCCTGCTGCAGAGCCGGGGATTTATCCTCTGGCGCGCTGGCGTAAACGCCATAGCCCATCTGATCCAGTTGCTGCTTGGCCTGCTCCGCCGTGGCGTCGTTAACTTCCTGCTGCTGAGCCACTTCCGTTTTTTCGGCTTGATTTGTGGCGGTGTCCGGCTGCTCACCGGTCAGGCCGTCAATGGTAAATTTCCCATCCCCCAGAGAAGCGACCTGCGGTTCTTTGGCTTTGCCTTTGGGTGCTGACTGGCGGCCGAGATTGGCGTTGATGTATTCCCTGTGGCTTGTCGGGAACTGGTGCAGGTCAGGATTAGCCGAACGAATCAGGTCGAAGATTTGCGCGCGGCTAAACTCCAAAACTCCAGTGGTTTTACGCAGCATTGCCGACCATTCTTTCCATGGGCTTTCCTTCTTGGCCACAACCTCTTTTGCTTGGCGATGGATCGCCACTGGAATGTTAAAGATATCGAAGTCCATCGGCAGAAGGGCTGCAGAGATTTCGTAATCGAGGCTGTCCAGTGTGTGTGGGTACCCTCGCTCGTCATCGTGCACGGATTCTGCTGGCGCATCATTTTCGACAGCTACGTTTGTAGCGGTGCCGGACAGCTTCAGGCTTTCACGGTCTGAAGGGTTGGTTACCCAGGAGTGCGCGAACGCTGCCACATCCTCCTGTGATGGCATGGATTCGCCAGCCTGCTGGAACAGTGCGGAAACCAGCTTATACACCGCAGATGGGTACATGGCACCGACTTGCGTCACCGATGCCAGGCCATCGATTACAGCGCGCATACCCGTATCATCAGGCGTTTCGTCATCATTGAGCATATCGACTACAAGCGACAGCTGGCTGTTATCGATGTCACCGTCGCCATACATCACTACCGCGGCGATCCGAACGTTCGCCGGTTGAGACATTAAATCTACCGCACCGGTCTGCGCTTCTGGCTCCGGTTCGGGCGCTTTCGGTGACCACGCCTTACCGTCGAACTCGTTCTCGGCCGCAAACTGTTCATCGAACTGGCCAATGGCTGGGCGAGGGGCGCCAGGTTGATCCTCTACGGTTTTTGGGGAGAGGAAGCTGTCGCCACCTTCTGGATACGCTTCGAACAGCTTACCGAGCGCGATGCTTTCAGCCGCACGCTTGCTCGGTGCATCCAGTGCAATAACAAGAGGTACGGCGCCGGCCGCCAGGGCTTTTTTCTTTGGTTCAAAAAGTGAGATATAAGTTGGCATTTTCGGTCTTTCCTTTTGAAGTATCCGGCGCTGGTCAGGCGCCGGGGTTGGTTAAAATTTATCGCGCAATACGGCTTTCACGTTGTCGCAATACCAGCTGTATAACTCACGCTGGCGCTGCGGCAGGGTGTCGGGCGTTGCCATCATTACCGCAATCAGAAGCCGGTCACGGGTGTCCGCATCTTCGCCGTCGATGTACGTAAACACCTCGATCGCCTCGTCGGAGTATCCGTGCGTTGCTGCCGCCTCGAACTGGTCGCGCTGCGCGGCGGTGTCGTGTTGTTCGTAGAGCGCCAGCTCGGCGCGCAGGTTGTGGGTTTCGATATCCATGGCCGCGACCTCAGTACGGGAGTTCGTCGGCATCGACAGGGCAGTGCTCAATGCAAAGCAGCTGCTGCACCTGATCGTCGATTTCAGAAATACGCTTGCAAGTGGCATCGGTCAGACGTGCTTTTTCCAGCTGCAGCGCTTCAACCTGTTTGCCGATAATGTCGATCGGTTCTGGCTGGTTTACATCGATGTGGATCTGGCGGGTTTCCAGCAGCACGTACTCGGGGTATTGCGACATATCCATGGTGAACACGGAGATTTTGTTTTGTGCGTACTGGTCAATATTTGCGTGAATGTAGAGCGTGACGGGTATCTGTAGTGCTTTCATAGCAACTCCTGATATAATCGGCACTGATCGGTAGTGCCTTCGTTGGTGATATCGGTCTTTCCTAGCCGGGGTGGTTCCCGGCAAATCCCGGTTGCTTTGGTCGGCGCCGGGGTAAAGAGGCCCGCTTCGGCGGGCCTTTTTACGTCTGTATGTTGCCGGTCTTTCCCGGCTGTCAGGGCTGGTCATGCCCGTCGGTCTTTCCTAATTCATGCAGTGTGAAAAAAATGCCCCGACGCACGGGGCGAAGACTACACACAGCAATGGTAATTTTTTGCCGCGTAACGCCCGGCTGGCGGAACATTCTGAACAACCGCTGCATGGTTAGTGCGCTGTTGATGGGATTATGTTAGTCATGGCTAATTTCAATTGCAATATTAAAATTGAGTTATAGCTAACATTTTTGGCGTGAATAATTTAAATTATTGATATTACATTAAATATTTTTTCTGCCTTTACGGGCCTTCAGTAGTTCTTCAAATAGCTTATTGAAGTCGTCAACTTTGTCCCGCAGCGTTGATAGGTGGATTTCCTTTTCGGACTCTGGCAGTTGGTCAAACAGGTCAAGTAGCTGTATTTGTTGCTCATTGAGTTGGCGCGGGATTTCATCGACCTGAGATGGTTGTTGCTCTTCATCACCGAAAAGAACCCAGGTAGGCGAGCACCGCAGGGCGCGACTAAGGCTAAAAAGGTTTTTTCCAGAGGGTTCACTATCATCGCGTTCCCACTGTGAAACTGAGACGTGAGAAATACCCAGAGCCTGCGCGAGGCTCCGTTGCGTTAACTTCATTTCTTTGCGGCGTGCTCTAATTCGAGAGCCTGGAGTCTGTGTTGTCATAGTTAGCTAATACTAAATTCTATTGACTAAGTTAGTATTACCATCTAATTTGTTAGCCATAACTTACAAATCGGAGGCGATATGTACAAATCTGAAGCTATTAAGCACTTCGGCAACCTGACCAAATTGGCTCAGGCAGCTGGGGTTAAATTGCCATCTGCTAGCGCCTGGGGAGTGTTAATCCCAGAGAAACGAGCGGCCCGTTTAGAACGGCTTACCGATGGCGCATTGAAATATGACCCGGCGCTTTATCAGCAACAAACGAATGAAGCTTAACAACCAACCCCCACAAAATCTGATTACGCGTAATCAGATTTACAGCGACAGGAGACGCGACGTGGAAAACATCGAAAACCTGAAAGACGAGATAGCAGCCTGGGCAACAGAACGCGGACAGGAACATGTGGCCATCGAGATAAGCCGGATGTGGTTCATGCTGGGCGGCGATTCGTCAGCGGTGCGCCTACACCCGATCGAGGATGATTTCGGCCGGGCTGATTGGCGCGCAATAAACAATAACCGACAGCAGATTTTCCGCTGGTTACGCGGGGAGTCGAAGGCCGCCAGGGCAAAGGTTAGAGAGCTGGCCGACGCGATGGCCGCAGCTTTACCTGCTGATAGGCGCGCCCGCCTGGGCGGGGTGTCGATGCAGTATCTGCTGTCCGTGGCCATCCGTGAATTTGCCGCGGCAGTTATCGCAATTCTGCTCGATGCCTGTGATACGCAGCAGCGAATTGCCGGAGCGCTCAGCGCATTACAAGACACACAACGCCTGACCAGCGTTTAACACCACAGCTAGGAAAGACCAATGACCGATCACATCACATACCGGAATGGCTGGCGCCTGAACGGGGCACCGGCAGACATCGCGGATATTCGTCCGATCTTCGAAGAGAGAAGGGCGAGCATCTGGGAACAGTACGAGCAGCACAAGGCAGAGCTGCGTGACGAAAATCTATCGCCGGAGCAGTACCAGGATGCGTGCCGCCAGCTTGCGGATTCACTGGGGATCTGATCATGAGCATGGAAATGATGGTTCGGGCGATGAAAATCAAAGTGGGAAACCCGCTGCGCAAGCTGGTGCTGCTAAAGCTGGCTGATAACGCCAACGATCAGGGGGAGTGCTGGCCAGCAGTTCAGTACATCGCCGAACAGTGTGAGATCTCCAAACGCTCCGCCCAAAATCACATTCAGCAACTGGTGAAAGATGGCTTATTGCGCATCGAAGAGCGCAAAGCAGAGAACGGCCTTAATCGCTCAAATATCTATCACTTAGTGCTGGGGGAGTATGGTGCAAATGCTGCACCCTATGGTGCAAATCCTGCACCCATGGGTGCATCTGCTGCAGGGGGGAGGGTGCAGGAGCTGCACCCAGAACCAGTCAGTTTAGAACCAGTCAATGAACCTATACCCCCTAACCCCCAGGGGGACGACGCTGACGCGCCGGTTGAGCCGCCAAAAATTAAATACCAGGACGTGGCTGACGCCTACAACGAAATCCTCGGTGAACGACTGCCGAAGGTTCAGGAGCTGAACGACAAGCGCAAGCGGCAAATCAAACGCCTGCTTGGCGAGCTGCATGAACCGACGCTCGATGTCGTCCGGGCGTACTTTGAGACGTTCCGGGATTCTGCGGGGCCGTTTTATTTTGGCGACAACAACCGCACCTGGCGCGCCGGGTTCGATTACCTGCTGCGTTCTGACGTGCTGACAAAAACCCGTGAGGGTGCGTTATGACACAGCAGGAAATGGAAGCCGTGGTGCTGAGCGGCCTGCTGATCGGCGGCGCCACGCCGGACGCGATGGACGTTATCGCGACCATGCCTGAAGAGGCTTTCAGTGTCAGGTTTCACCGTGACACATACCGGGAAATCAAAAAGCAGGCGCTGACAGATGGCGTGATCGACGTCGTGCTGATCAGCGAAAAGTTGGGCGGCAGCAGCCTGTCGTCGCTGGTTGAGATCAGCCGCGCACCTGGCGCACTGGCCAACCTGAAAGGCTTTGCCAATCTGGCCGTCAAAGGCTGGCGTAGCAGGGTGATGGCCGAACTGCTGCAGGAAGGGGCCGACGCTATCCGCGGCGCCAGGAACCAAGAACAACGCGACGAGGCCGTGCAGGCATCGGTCACGAAGCTGATCGAGATGACTGCTGATGCTGGTGGTGTGGTGCCGGTACACCTTGGCGAGCTGCTGGGTGGTTACATGGATCTGCTGGATAAGCGTATGACCGGTGATGCGGAAACCCGGAACCTGCTGAGCGGCATCGATGAGCTGGACGCGATAACCGGCGGTTTCAACCCGCAGGATCTCGTTGTGATTGCCGGCCGCCCGGGCATGGGTAAAACAGAATTTGCGCTGAAAGTTGTCGAGGGAGCGACCCGGAACGGCGGCGGTGCACTGATTTTCAGCATGGAGATGGCCGCCCTGCAAATGGTGGAACGTTCCGTCGCCGGCGCCGGGAACCTGCCTGTTTCAAAGCTGCGTAATCCTCTTGAGATGTGCGACGAAGACTGGGGCCGTATCAGCAGCGCGCTGGAAACGCTGAACGAGCGCGATATCTGGATCGTCGATGCCACGGATCTGACCGTTGACCAGATACAGGCAATCGCGGAGACGCACAAGCGCCGGCACCCGCATCTGTCCATGGTCATGGTCGATTACCTCGGGCTGATCAAAAAGCCCAAGGCGGAGCGTAACGACCTGGCCGTCGGGCACATATCACGCAGCCTGAAAACGATGGCGATGCGCACACGAACGCCGTGTTTCGCACTCAGCCAGCTGTCACGCAAAGTCGATGAACGTCCGGCGGGAAACCGGCGGCCGATTATGTCCGACCTGCGTGATTCCGGATCTATTGAGCAGGACGCAGACAGTATCCTCATGCTGTACCGGGAGGGCGTTTACAACCCCGACAGCCCGGCAGCACGCTTCGCCGAAGTCATCGTCGGCAAAAACCGCTTTGGCGAGAACGGCACCGTTTACCAAGAGTTCAAAAACGGCCACTTCCTGCCGGTTGATCAAGTCAGCGCACAGGAGGCCACCAGAATGGCTCAGGAGGCTCAAAACCCACAACCCAAGCAAAGACCTTACTCAAGCAAGAAATTTTAACCAGCGCCTGACCAGCGCGTTTTTGACCATAGGAAAGACCCATATGACGACTACAGATTTGTTCTACGCAAAATCCTCGGCAGTTATCGATGATGGCTGCGATCACACTGCGCTGATTATTTGGCGTATGAATGCCGGCGCCCGGGCGCGTACCCGTTCTGCGTTCGTTCTGCCGCCGGTACCGGTGCAGGTAATCAAACCACGCCACGAAAAAGCCAAGCCAGCCAAAAAAGATCGGACGGTTCGCGCCAAGGTGAAACCGGTAAAAACGGGCTCTCCAGCGCGAAATCTTGCCGCTGTCATGCTCGGTAAAACCCTCACGTTTAACGGTGTGATGATGGCCCTTGATAAACATTACCCGGGGCATGGACTGACGAAACGGAACCTGCAGACGCGCCTGACGCAGATGCTCAACTCCCCGCACGTCGATATCGTTCGGCACGAAAAACCGACCCCTGAATACACGCTGAAAAAAGTAGACGGGTGCTATTACGCCAACTCTGAGAAGTCATCAGGGAGCGTCTGACCGATGGCCGGGCAATCGGATTACTTACCGCCCGGCCTGCCATTCAATCGAGGAGCCTGGACGCAGGAACAACGCGACCTGGAGCAGTACGACCTGCGCGCCTGCGGCCTGATCCGTGACCTGTACGCACGGAAAATCACCCGCACAAAAGTGCTGGTAGCGATTGAAGAAGCACCGGAGCAATACCGCGAACATTTCAGAGCGCGCCTGAATTACTGGCGTGAATGCAGAGAGAGGAAGGGGCTGTAATGAATATTTGGCCAACGGAAGTGAAGCAGTGTGCATCGTCGGTACTGCCGGTACACCCATTGAACAGTGACGAAAAACAGGCAGTGTTGCAACAGATGAACAGGATGTTCCTGAACCGCTTAGATCCTCGGGATATCCAAAAAAACGCACATGCCCTGGCGCGCCGACAGCAGATTGTCGATTTTCGCCCCGACATTGATCACGGGCTTGTCGTTGTCGGCTTTGCCGGTGGTGGCGGAAGCTGTGAAGGGATCAAGCAGGCTCTGGGCTATGAGCCGCATATCGCAATGAACCATAACCCGGTGGCCATGGCCATGCATGCCGTTAACCACCCGCGAACCCTGCATTACCCGGAAGATATCTTCAGCGTTGACCCGAAGATCTCCACGGGGGGCCTACCGGTGCTGTTGGGCTGGTTTTCACCCGACTGCCGGCATTTCAGTAAAGCCAAAGGCGGAACTCCAGTTAAAAAGGAGATCCGCGGCCTGGCATGGGTGGTGCTCCGGTGGGCGCTGGCGGTACGGCCTCGGTTTTTGATGCTCGAGAACGTGGAGGAATTCCGGTCATGGGGGCCATTGAAAACGGACAGTAAGGGGCATTTATTCCCTGACACCTCACGCGCTGGCGAGACGTTCCGCGCTTTTATCGGCATGTTGAGCAGTGGCGTGGCGCCAGATTGTCCGGCGCTGGCCGAAGCCTGCGAATTCCTGCAGATCGATATTGACGGCCCAGATGCTCGCCGCTTGGTGGCCGGCCTGGGCTACAACGTCGATCACAAGGAGTTACGGGCTTGCGACTATGGCGCCCCGACAATCCGCAAGCGCCTGTTTGTCGTAGCTCGTTGTGACGGGGAATCTGTTGTATGGCCAGAACCGTCACATGGCGCACCGGATAGCGCAGGGGTGCTGGCGGGGCAACTGCAGCCCTACCGTACTGCCGCCGAGTGCATCGACTGGTCAATCCCAACGCGCAGCATCATGGGCCGAAAAAAGCCGCTGGCGGACAACACGCTGCGCCGTATCGTGAAAGGGTTGAAACGCTACGTTATCGACTGTCCGGATCCGTACATCGTCCAAATCGGACAAACAGGGTTCGGTGGAGACGGCCGGCAGTATGCCACCGGCACACCGCTGACTACTGTCACCAGCAAAGCAGAACACCTACTGATCGAACCGTTCGCTGTGAAGTGCAATCACACGTCCAACCGAACCAAATACGACTGTTTCCGGGGCCAGTCCGGCCGCCTGCCGCTGCAAACGGTCACGCAAACCCATGGTTTCGCAGTGGCGGCGCCGGTGGTTGTGCGTCAGTTTGGGAACAGCACCGGCCAGCGCGCCAATGCTCCAGTGGGCACGATTATGCCTGGTGGTGGCGGTAAAACGCAGCTGGCCAGCGCGGTGCTGGTGGGGGCTGGCGGCCCGACATATTCCGGCAAGCCGCGCAGCATTACTGCACCGATGGCGACTATCCCGACGGAATCGCATACCGCGCTGGCATCGGCATCGTTGATCCAGATGGGCTATGGAGAACGGAAAGGACAGTCGCCGCGCATCCTGAATATTCGCGCGCCACTGGGAACCGTCGTTGCTGGTGGCATCAAGCACGCCGTTGTAGCCGCAAATCTGATCAAGCACTACGGCGGGAACTACACCGGCGCCGGGCTGGGAATGGACGAACCAATGCACACGGTGACGCAGGTCGATCACCACTCACTATGTACGTCGCATCTGGTGCAGCTGCGTGGTACATGCAAAGACGGGCGGCCGACGAATGCGCCAGCGCCAACCCTCACCGCCGGTGGCAATCACATCGGGCATGTAACGGCGTACCTGCAGAAATACTACGGCAACGAGAAAGACGGGATCGACGTCGACGCCCCGATGCACACAGTGCCGACGCATGATCGGTTTGGCCTCACCGAGGTGAAATGCGAGCCGACGCTGATCACCGACGACCAACGTTATAACGCCTGGTGCTGCGCGCGTTTGATGGACGAATTCAGCGACGAACCGGACGACAGCCACCTGTTCCCGGCGCCGCGCCCGCAGATTATCCAGGTCGGCGAATACATGGTGGTCGATATTTGTATGCGCATGCTGGAGCCGCGCGAGCTGTATAACGCAAATGGCTTCCCGCGTAGCTACATCATAGATCAGGATATCGACGGCACCCGCTGGGCTAAATCTGAGCAGGTTGCGCGTTGTGGTAACTCTGTGCCGCCGCCATTTGCAGAGGCACTGGTAAGGGTGAACATGCCGCATTATTGCGTTTGGAGAAAGGCAGCGTGATTTATAGTGGCGGAGTTATCCGCCACATATCGGCTCATCCCGATAATATTAAAAATACATATCGCGCCAATCACCGTCATGTTCCCTGCGGCCTTGATTTATTTGTTCCTGAACATGTTTGGAAAACACATCATTGCCCCATATAATGCCGTTGTCTGGCCCTAGAGCACCTGACCCCCCAGGTATATGCACGTCTGAAAGATAGTCAGAAATACTTGCTACAGCTTTATCCCGATAAGATAATTTTTTGTATAGCGAATAAACGAACGCTCCAATAGGAGTAAATTGCTCTCTGAGAATCTCTGTTTTTATGCCTTCACGAGGTTTCTTTACATATTGAGTGAAGTATTTCGAGTAGGATCTGTATATAAACAAGACATCATACCCATTGGCTTGAAATAATGCTCTTGAGTGAAATCCTGGATGTTTCCCCTTTATTATTTCAAATGCTGCTTTTTTTACTTCTCGGGATGGCTCTTGATCGTTGTTTAGCATAAAAAACATATGCGTTGCGTGTCCAGTAGTCCAGCCAGCAAGATCTGCTATACAAATGCTTTCTAAGAGTTCTCGAGGATGTTGTGCATACTTTTGACCCAATTCTCTTATTTTTACTGAAAGTTGATTAACCACATCCTCCTCTTCGCCCTTCCATGCATGAGAATGAGCTAAGATTCCATAGGGAACAGGAGGGAGAAGTTCAACACATGGGTTTCCTGTTTTTTTCTTGCATAGTTTTGCGATGGTTGCTGCCGTTTCAAATGCCTTTTCTAAATCTCTTGGCCTGAGTGTTGTTTTACATTCAAATGCTGCAGCAACTCCGTCTATCAGATAGTATTTTTTGTCGGTAAGGAATGGAGGATAACTAGGTTTCAAAACTATTATATCAATTTGGGGGCTGGCGTCGCCATTACTTGATAATAATCGGCCTTTAGTCACAACTCGATAGTTTGCTGGAAGCCAATGTTCAAGTAGTTCTTTCCAGTTTTCTTCCCCTTCGTCACCGGCAGTGCCTGGATCCTCTTTTGAGCGTGCAGAAATTCTCCCATACTCTAAAGCTAATGTGGTTGAGATGCTTTTAAAAAATGAAAATATTTCATGATTTCTTTCCATAGTACCCCCCAAAGAAAATGCAGCGCATTAGTATTCCAATAGAATGTTTGTTTGGCAATGAAACAAAAATCAATACTGTTTTTTTATACAGTTGTTTGTTGTGATAACCTTGCAATACACAATGAAGAGATAGATAATTGATTGATATTAAAGATTTAGTTAAATCATTGCCAAGCACAGGAAGAATGGTTATCACCTGCGAGAATGGAGCGATAACCGGCACTCGCATCGTTAAGGATAACGAATACATAGTATCATTTAACGCGTTGATTGAACTGGCAAAATCCGCAGGTTATTCAGTTGTAAGACCTGATGGAAACGCGCTATAATTAACCGGCTGGACTGAACACCCAGCTCGTTAAAATTCTGAGCAACTGCTGCGCTACTGGAGATTATCAATGGCGCAGTATTCGTACATCAAAGCAGCAGGTGACCTGCTGGTACCCGCAACCAGGGATGCCAGGGATTTTCTGCGATCCAAAAAAGTCGGCTCGGTTTTATACGCCGATTTCAAACAGGCCAGAAACCCGGCATTTCACCGCAAGTTGTTCTCGTTGCTGAATCTCGGCTTCGACTATTGGCAGCCGACTGGTGGCGCCATATCCCCCACAGACAAAGCGCTTGTGAATGGGTATGTAAAATTCCTCGCATATTACGCCGGCGGTGAAGATGCGTTGCAGGCCGCCGCCGATGAATATCTTGCGGATATAGCAGGAAAGCGAGCCGGGAATATCAGCGCCGCAAAATCATTCGAAGCTTTCCGGGCATGGGTAACTATTCAGGCGGGCTTCTCCACCAAATTCGTCATGCCTGACGGAACCACTCGTAATGAGCCAAAGTCGATCTCGTTCGCCAAAATGGACGACATCGAATTCGGCGAATTTTATAAAGCCGTCCTTGATGTGCTCTGGAACTACATCCTGTTTCGCACTTTCCCCGATCAACAGTCTGCAGAAAACGCGGCCGCCCAGTTGATGGGGTACACGTCATGAGCAAATTAACCAAAGAAGCTCGCGGTCGAGAATGCCAGGTGCGGATCCCCGGCGTCTGCAACTTCAACCCAGAAACCACGGTATCCGCGCATTACCGGCTCGCAGGTACGTGCGGGACAGCGATAAAGCCGGACGACGCACAAGCGGCGTGGGCGTGCAGCGCATGCCACGACGCGATAGACGGCAGAACGAAAACAGAATATACGCGCGATGACCTGCGGCTGATGCACGCCGAGGGGGTATTCCGCACGCAAGCAATCTTGAGAGGTGAGGGGAAATTATGATGCTCGATATGTATGAGGTGTTGTCTCGTTGGGGCGTATGGGCACGTGAAAGCAGTGGTATCGACTACTCACCGATCGCCGCCGGTTTCAAAGGGCTGCTGCCGCCGGCAAGTGCGGGGAAAGAGTCCTGTAACGATGATGACGGGCTGCTAATCGATGGCTGCGTGGCCAGGCTGAAAAAGTATAAGCCCGACGAGTACGACCTGGTGATTGCACACCATGTTTATGGCATTTCGCTGCGCAAGATAGCCAAGCGGCGTAAGTGTTCTGATGGCACGGTGCGGAAGGAAATGCAAACTGCCGAGGGGTTTATCGGGGGATGTTTGGCTATGCTCAATGTTAGGCTAACTACAAGTGTATAAAAAGGTGTAAAGGCCCGATTATACGGGCCTTTATTTATTTCATTGGTCTTTTTGAATTGGACTTGAATCTTATTTTGCTAATGGCAGCAATGAAAATGTCTTCATCTAAAAAGGTCAGCAATAATTTAACTTCTTTCTTTGTGGTTGGGATGAGAATTTTCTCTACTCCATTTTCATTGTAAGTTTTCAATTCAAATCCAACATCCTCAGCGGCTTTTTTTAACAAGCTGGTTTCATTATCTAGGACTCCTGAATTGTTGATTAGGGTTATTTTTGTTCTGATAACCGTATCTGCAATAATACTCATATCAAAACCGTCTTCCGTCTTGAACTTGTCATGTTGACTGAAGGCTTTAATGTCAGCATCTGTTGCTTCAGAGAAATATCGATCCATATCGAAAATTCCTCTTAGTTTTTGAAGGCTTTTAAATTTTATTTTATTTCCTCTAATCGTTGCAACAAGCTTCTCATCTACATTGAATCCGATAGATGTTGACATTTTGAAAGCACTTTTGCTAAGCCATAGTGATTTGCTCACATCTAGAATTTGGCCCCGATTGAAGGCTTGCAGGGCTATTTTCTTATTATCGTTAGGGAAGTCTACCCCAACGAACAATGCTTTAATATTATCGATAGGAATAACTGTAGGATCCCACGTCGTAATGGCGGTACTTCTTTTTACTGCATCAGTTAGATCATCAGCCTCAACAAAGCCATCCAAAAAATGACACTCATTATAACTCGGGGTATAACCTGCACAGTATTCAATAGAATCTTCGTAATGAGTCTCGAAATATTCATACTGCTCCTTGAAAAGGCTGGTTATTTTTTCATCAGCATCCTTGTCAGTTTCGATCCTAACGATTCTAGTTGCTGTGTTTTTGTCCATTACTGCAAATAAAGGCATATTTTCACCTATTAATGTGTAGGTAAGTATAGTCGGTTAGTTTTACCACTTTGAAATTTTTTCTTTTTACATCTGTAATTACCTCTTTCGATATAAGAACAAAACCAACTCCGGTGTCATCTTCCGCTTCATAAAATTTATATCCAATCAAGGAAAGGAGTGGGTTGAAATTGTAGTTCTCAGAAAAACTAATATAAAAAAGTAGTGATATATAAAAAAATACAGCATATTTCCAATCTGACGAGATAGAGTCAGTCCCTAGTAATGGAAATAAATAGCTTAGGAAGTAGTTAGTGACCTCCTTGTTAGCAGGGGATATGGAGTCGATATTTTTACTTAATTCGACAAGGTATTTCTTTGCGTATTGTATAAAAAACACACATGAGATAAAGCTTAGAATGCAAATAGTTGCAGATGAATAAATCAACCAATGCACATTTTTGGCGAAACCTATAAATATCAGAGTTATACAAACTGGTGCGATAGAGCTTGCTGTTAAAAGTAATCTTGCAAACTTGTTCATCAAAAAATCCTTACACTGTACTGGTTTTATATACAGTACATAAAAGGGAGGTCCATACCAAGAAGATATTGCGAATGCTTTAATTGTTGAAAAATGCAATACATTAAAAATATTAAAGCACAAAAGTGTTAACGCGTACGCAAAAAGTGTTGTAACGTGATAAGAGTGGTTACGTAGTCACGTAGCTTAGCAACTTCCAAAACCTCGTTCTGACGGGGTTTCACTGAGAGCGATAGCGACTTTTAGGCATCTTCTCTCTTATGAATTCAGAATAGTTGGATATACATGACGCGCTTCTTCGTGGCATGCTTTTTGAACAGTGATGTCCCCCAGATGCTACTGTGCTTAAAAGTGACGACCAGGAAAGACTGGTAACAAGCCCTGACTAATGTCGGGGCTTTTCTATTTTAGGGGCGAGATTACGGCAAGGACCCATCATGTATGTTGTACCAGATGACATTGAGGTAAAATCCTTTCACTGCAACGCCAACAGGGACATAGCTATGAAAAATTTGCCTGATGATTACTTTCTGGATGCCGACGATGAACTGGTCGATTTTCTGGAAGCTCAGGGCGAGGCGTGCATCAAGGATATTTACCAGTCAAACATGGTGAATAAAGAAAACGGCTACAAGCTGCTCAGTATCCTGATTGTAGGTATTGGCTCGTCGTTTTTGCTGATTACGCAGAGGGCGAGTATAGATTTCCTCAGTGCAGGGCTTGCGATATTTATCCTCTACTGGTCACTGTGCGCGATCTACCTGGTAACGCAGGTTCTAACCGTTCACATGCGTGGACTAGTTTATGCATCTCCGGATCAGCTTTACACTCAAAATTATAAGTCCATTAACCAAGAGCATTTTGATTATTTCAAAAGCAATGGATTCAGCGGTGAGTGTAATCGCCTGTCAGTGATGAGGCGGTATAGGCTGCATGCTCTGTGTCTAACCGCCAGTGAATTAGCAAGCGACAACAAGAAAATAAGGAAAAGGCTGACCAAAGCAAGGATGGCGACCATCATCACTCCGGTCTGCGCTCTATTTATCTCTGCGATTGCTTATTTTTTCTGTTGACATCATCTTGGGAGTTGCCAACAAACATACGACCAACCGAAAAGTCGCCGGGTCTTACTGGTGCTGGTTTCGGTTGTTCTGCTGGCTGAGGTTTACTCTCGCCGGCAGGCTTATTTGACTGACTCATATAAAATTCTCCATCTCTATAGGGTTGTTTGTCGCGATTCAACGATATCAGAGACCGGAATGCACAGCCAGATCGTATCTGGCACCTATTCGAGGCTGCGCTAACACTCGGCCTTTTTCGTTTCTATTACCCGGAGACCGGGACAAGCCCCGGCAAGGGGGAAAGGATGAAGATAATCATGCCTGACAAAATCGCCACCGCGGTCGGGTATTGCACATCGGGCGGCCTCATTTGTTGGGGCGGTATTGCGCGTTGGCTGCATGACCTCGACTGGAACCTGATCGCCGTCGTCGGCGGCTTTGTTATCGGCGTGGCGACCTTCGCCGTTAACGTCTACTTCAAAAATCGGCAGACGAAAGCATATGAAGCGGCGCTAAAGCGTGGGTATGTGACGGCGCCGCCGCAGAAGGACTAACCATGACACCACAACTCAGGAAGAAAATTATCGCAGCCATTACCGGCGGCGGTGGTGCTGTCGTTATCGCGACTGCGATGCTCGGCGGCCATGATGGATTAGAGGGGCGGCGGTATGTGGCCTATCGCGACGTCGTCGGCGTTCTGACGGTCTGCGATGGACATACCGGTGCCGATATTATCCCCGACAAGCGATACAGCGACGCAGAATGCGACGCGCTCCTTAATGCCGATCTGCAAAAAGTTGCTCGCATCGTCGATCCGTTTATCAAGGTGAAAACCACGGAAACCCAGCGCGCCGCGATTTACTCGTTCTCCTACAACGTCGGCCCGAATGCATTTATTCGTTCGACGATGCTGAAAAAATTGAATGCGGGCGATCCCACCGGCGCATGTGGTGAACTGAAGCGCTGGAAGTACGCCGGCGGCAAAGAGTGGAAAGGGCTTGTCACCCGTCGCGAGGTGGAAAATACCGTTTGCACCTGGGGGCAGCGATGAACTTGTTATTCCACATCAAGGCCGCGCTGGTGGCTTTCGCTATCACGTCACTGATTTATTTCGCGGCCAGCAACTGGGGGCTGCGCAAAGAGTTGCGGATGGTGGAACAGCAGGCTGAACAGCAGAAAAAGACGCTGGCGCAGCAGGCCGAACTGCTCGCAACAATGCGCGCGGATGACGCCCGTAATCGTGCATTGATGGCGGAACAGCAACAGAGAGAGCAGCATCTGCGCCAGCAAGGCCAAGATTATCAAAGGAAATATCGTGATGCGATTAAAAATGACGACTGCGCTAAGCGTGATGCTCCTGGCTCTGTCATTGACCTCCTGCGCGGAACGGGTGCCGGATCCGCCGGATCCGATAGTTCGACTTCCTCCTGAATCAGTGTTCAAACCCTGCGAACAGCCGCAACTGGCCGGCAGCACGTGGGGAGATATTGGCGCATATACTCTGGCGCTGAAAATGGCCCTATCAATCTGTACCGGGCAGGTAGTCACGTTGAAAGAATGGCGGGAGACTGTAGGCAGAAGATAAGATATGTTCTGTAGTTCACAATTTTGAGTTCAGTCAGCTAAAGGATGTCAACTCTTTTAGGAATGTGTAATTAATCGCCTTTTCTGAGTCTATAAAATAGCTATAATGCCTAAGCTATTTGACAATAAAATAAGGTGAAATATGAAAAACGGTATTTATTTTGTTACATTCAGCAGCAATAACAACGATGTTGGTCAAGGAACTGTCGTTGTACAAGACAACGCAATTAACGGTGGGGATTTCGGCTTTACCTATCAGGGGCGTGTTCAAGGCGATAAGCTGGACCTGCATGTGTCTCAACATAATCCTCAAGCAGTGAATGTTATTCAAGGCGTGAATAATTACACAATGGAGATGCTTATTGGTGAAACGCAAAATGGCTATGTTCTATCTGGGGCAGTCAGAGGAATCCCACAAGCTCAACTTCGCGTTACAGCTAAATTTATCGGTGATTTGATTTAATCGCTAAAGTGAGTAGAGCCACCTCTTTTGGAGGTGGTTTTTGCTCTCTATCACTTAGCGTTCACAAGGAGTTTGCGTAATGCGCAAAAAAAGCCCCTCAAGGAGAGGGGCAAAGTGTACACAGACACAACACCAGGGAATTTCACGGTTGTCCCAATGCTACCGGGAACTGACTTAGATTAGTTGATGTAAGTCAATAAACAAAAAGCAAAAATGCATCGGAGTGATGAGGGTTTGTAAGTCAAAGGTTGCTTATTGACCGATACCGAATGCGAAAAACAAAGCCACTGAGTCTTCTCGCCCTCAATGAGTAGATAAATGGCGGGAAGAAAGCCGCCGACACCAAGATAGGCATTACAGATAATGGCAAGCCTGTTACATTACGCAATATCGAATGAGCAGGAGGCGAAATGAAACGCTATTTATTACCGATAATCGTCGTACTATCACTTGTAGGTTGTGACCAGGCACCGAAGTTTGATGGTTCCAGCAAGGGAGCGCTGTTGTATTCAGGTGAAAATATTTCCGCTTCATTGTCTGATGAGAAGAAAGCGGAGTTAAAGCAGGCCACGTTGGATATTTCGCGGTACACCGATGTTGTTACTAGCGTGGACATCGGACCAGGGCGCGAAGCGGAAAAAGAAGCGGAGAACATGTACCTAAAGATTATGGACGGTAAAACAGTCGATGAAGTGATTGCTGAGTCCAAAAGGTTGAAAGAGAAAACCGAGCAGAAGATAGCGGAAGCCACTTCAAAGCACTGAGCTAAGCCCACCAATTGGTGGGTTTTTTGTTGCTCAAAATCCATTAACTAAGGCCTCATCATGCATAGACCTATGACGCATGAAATAATTATTGAGAAAGGCATCACAGGGCGAGCACGTGGCCGGTGTCAGTTGCTGACAGGTAAGCCTGTGCTGCAGGTTGAGGTTGTGCTGGAAAAGAAAACCATTACTGCAGGAACGCAGGTTACAGCGCGCCAATATGAAACAGCCTGGCGAGACGCAACACTTTCAGAAGCGTTTCAGGTAGAGCATGGCGTCGGATTCATAGAAAAGCCTGCCGATATCGAAACCCCACTCGTTAAGCCGTCTCCACCTCCGGCGTCACCCCGGTGAAAATGACCTGATAAATGATAATTATTCCCATTTTTGCGGGTCCCTTTCGTGATTTTGAACACCGAGGGGGCGGCGACACGCGGGAAACGGCTAGTTTTTTGCATTTTATTGACATCATCATCATGTGCTCACGTAATTGTTTTCACTTGAGATTATTTTTTCAAGATGTCGAATCGTATAAAAAGTGTTCATCATCATGGATAAAGAATTGGAGAACGTCAGGCTGAACCTGAATCAGCTGGCGGCAATTACGGGATCACATCGGCAAACCATCGCTGCGCGTCTGAAAAACGTTGAACCTGCCCCCGGCAGTAATGCCAAGCTGAAGCTTTACACGCTGCCGGATGTGCTGGCTGAACTGGTGAAGTCTGCGCCGGTGGATGATGTTGACAAAATGCTACCGCCTGACAGAAAAGCCTGGTTCCAGTCGGAACGCGAGCGGCTCAAGTTTGAACAGGAAACCAATGAACTGATCCCTGCAGAAGACGTTGCCCGCGAATTCTCTGCGATGGCAAAGGCGATGGTTCAGGTGCTGGAAACATTACCGGATATTTTGGAGCGTGATTGCGCGCTGCCGCCGTCTGCCGTTTCTCGTGTGCAGTCTATTATCGATGACCTGCGCGATCAGATAGCGCTGAAGGTTATGAACGCTGATACAGAGATTGAGGAGGAAATGCCCGAGGAGGAGTAATGGTCGCACAGGCATCAGCAGCAGAAACCCGGCGGAATATGGCCGGTATTATTCAGGCTCCGCGCCGCATGCCGGTTGCCGAAGCTGTTGAAAAGTTTATGCGGGTGCCTATGGGCGCGGGCAACTCTGTTAAGTGGGACCCGAGCGTGGCGCCGTATGTGATTGAGCCGATGAACTGCCTGGCGTCACGTGAATACGACGCGGTGGTGTTTGTTGGCCCGGCGCGTACGGGGAAAACGATCGGCCTGATTGATGGCTGGATTGTTTACAACATCGTGTGCGATCCCTCCGATATGCTGGTCGTACAAATTTCGGAAGAGAAAGCGCGGGAACACTCCAAAAAGCGCCTGGCGCGAACGTTCCGCGTGAGTCCAGACGTGGCTGAGCGTCTCAGCCCCCGGCGCAATGATAACAACGTTCACGATCGGACCTTTCTGGCGGGGAACTATCTGAAGATTGGCTGGCCATCGGTCAATATCATGTCCTCGTCGGACTACAAATGCACCGCGCTGACAGATTATGACCGGATGCAGGAAGATATCGACGGCGAGGGCGACGGGTTCACGCTGGCGTCAAAACGTACCACAACGTTTATGAGTGCCGGCATGACGCTGGTAGAGAGTTCACCAGGTCGAGATATTCTGGATTCAAAATGGCGCCGCCGCTCAGAGCATGAGGCCCCGCCAACCACCGGCATCCTTTCATTGTTCAACCGTGGCGATCGCCGCAAATGGTATTGGCAGTGTCCGCACTGCGGCGAATATTTCCAGCCGATCATGGAAGTGATGACCGGATACCGGGAAATTCCCGATCCGGTCAAGGCCAGCGAGTCTGCGCATATGTGTTGCCCTCACTGCAGCGGCACGATAACGGCAGATATGAAACGAACCTTGAACCAGTCTGGTGTGTGGTTGCGTGAAGGGGAGTCGATCGACGCCGAAGGCAACCGGACAGGCGAGCCGCGCCGCTCCCGTATTGCGTCATTCTGGATGGAGGGGCCGGCGGCGGCATATCAGACCTGGTCACAGCTCGTCTACAAGCTGCTGACCGCTGAGCAGGATTACGAAACAACGGGATCGGAGGAAACGCTCAAGGCGGTTATCAATACCGACTGGGGCCGGCCGTATTTGCCGCGTTCTGCCTCTGAACAGCGCCGCAGTGACGAACTGCTGGCGCGCGTGGAGGATTACGGTAAACGCCTGGTACCGCCAAAGGTCAGATTCCTGATCGCGGCGGTGGATGTGCAGGGCGGCAAGAATCGCCGCTTTGTGGTCCAGATTGTCGGCTATGGCGAAAACGGCGAGCGGTGGCTGGTGGACCGGTACAACATCAAGCAGTCGATGCGGTGTGATCCCGATACAGGTGAAGCGTTGCCGATCCATCCGGGGGCATACCCGGAGGACTGGAACTTGCTGATCACTGACGTGCTCGATAAAACGTACCGGCTGCAAAGCAATCAGGACAAGCGTATGCCAATCCTCGCCATGGCCGTAGACAGCGGCGGCGAAGATGGCGTGACCGACAACGCGTATAAATTCTGGCGTCAGTGCCGCCGCGATGGCGTGCATAAGCGGGTGTATCTCATTAAAGGGGACAGCACCCGGCGTCAGAAAACCATTACAAAAATCCACCCGGACAACACAGACCGAAGCGACCGCCGCGCAGCTGCGCGCGGTGACGTTCCTGTCTACCTGTTGCAGACCGACACGCTGAAAGACCAGCTCAGTAACGCGCTGAGTCGTGAAGCGCCAGGCGCCGGGTATATTCACTTCCCGAATTGGTTGGGGGAATGGTTTTTTGACGAACTTACCTACGAAGAGCGTGGATCAGATGGCAAGTGGCGTAAGCCAGGGAAGGGCAATAACGAAGCCTTTGACCTGTTTTGTTATGTGCATGCCGTCGTGATGTTACGCCGTTACGAGCGTATCAAGTGGGATGAGCCGCCAGCCTGGGCTGAATCACAAGATACGAACCCCAATATTTTCAACGAGAACTCATCAAGGGAGGTCGTGTTGACGAAGAAAAAAACCAAGGCGGAACCGAAACAGGCTGCGCCTCAGCATACCTCTAGCGGATGGATGAACGGTGGCGGTACGGGGGGAGGAGGCTGGTTATGACGAAACAGGAAATCCGGGACATGGTGGTGCGTGTCAGGGGGTTCTACACGGACTCGCTCGACGGTAAATCCGTGTCCTTTACCGGCGTCAACGGCCGCACCATCACAAACCACGATCCGGCGGCGATGCGTGCAGAGCTGGAATATTGGGAAGGCCGGCTACGAAAGGCGTCCTGTCGTGGCGGTGGGTATAAGCTCGCTAACTTCGTGTAGGTAACCCATGGGATTTATAGAAAAGACACTCGGCGTTGTGGCGCCAGGGTGGGCCTTGTCACGCGCCAAAAATCGTTATCAGCTGCGGGCGTATGAAGCGGCCAACGTGTCACGGCTGCAAAAAACCAAGCGCGAGGGGCGTTCTGCTGATTCGGCCGTATTCGCGGCCGGTGTGTCGTTGCGTGAGCAGGCGCGCTGGCTGGACGAAAACCACGACATTGTGATCGGCATCCTCGACAAACTGGAAGAACGAGTCGTCGGGGCGCAGGGTATTCAGGTCGAGCCGCAGCCGTTACGGAAGGATGGCACGCTGCATGAGGAATGCGCGGAGCTGCTGGCTACGCACTGGTCCGAATGGTCCGTCCGGCCAGAAGTCACCGGCATGTTTACGCGCGCCGAGGTTGAACGGCTGATCCTGCGCTCAGCACTGCGTGACGGCGAAGTGTTCTCGCAACTGGTGCGGGGGCCGGTGTCGGGGCTGAAGCATGCCACAGGCATCCAGCTGTCTCTGGAATGTCTGGAGGCGGACTTTGTGCCGATGAATCTGGGGAGCCTTGGCAGCGGGAATGTTCAGCAGGGCATTGAGGTTAATGCCTGGGGGCGGCCGGTGGCTTACAACGTGTATAAGGCACATCCAGCCAGCACGCTGCGTATGTCTACGGCGACCAAGCGGGTGCCGGCCGAAAACATGTTGCACCTGGCAATGCGCAAGCGGCTGCACCAGCTGCGCGGGATCAGTTTGCTACACGGTGTGATTACCCGTCTGGCTGATATCAAAGATTACGAAGAGTCGGAACGTGTTGCCGCGCGTATCGCTGCGGCGCTGAGCTTCTATATCAAGCGTGGCGATGGCGCTTCTGGTGATGAGGCGGAGTTTTCGGAGCCAGGCACGGCGCGTAACTTTGACATTGCGCCGGGCATGATCTTCGACGAACTGCGCCCCGGTGAGGATTTGGGGATGGTTGAGTCAAACCGGCCCAATGTACACCTGTCTGAATACCGTAACGGCCAGCTCCGCGCCGTTGCCGGCGGTACGCGCAGCGGTTATTCCAGTATTTCCCGCGACTATAACGGCAGTTATTCCAGCCAGCGCCAGGAGCTGGTGGAAGGGTTCGAGGGCTACAACGTCCTGCAGAACTGGTTTGTCGGTCAATACAGCCGCCCGGTTTACCGTGCCTGGGTAGACATGTTGCGTCTGTCTAAAATCCGCCTTCCCGATGATGTGGATATGTCCTCGCTGTACAACGCGCTCTATCTGGGGCCGGTAATGCCGTGGATTGATCCGGTGAAAGAGGCTGAATCGTGGAAAACCATCGTGCGCGGTGGGGCTGGCACCGAGGCCGAATGGGTACGCGCGCGCGGCAAGTCACCGCAGGAGATTAAACGCCAGCGTGTACGTGAAGTTGAATTTAACCGCGATCACGGTCTGGTGCTGGACTCTGACGCAGCCAACGACTCAGGAGCGAAAGCGAATGAAACAAAAAAATCCGGGGTGGATGACCCCGAAAGCAAGTCTTAGCGGTATCGACGCGGTGAATACCGAAACCTGGTATGAAATCCGCGCCGCGCTGGGCCGTCCGGGACAGGTAGAAATCTACCTCTATGAAGAGATCGGCCGCTGGGGTATTTCGGCGCAATCCTTTATCAACGACTGCCGCGACGCCGGCGTGTTCGAGGCCACAAATGTTGAGCTGCACATCCACAGCCCCGGCGGGGATGTGATGCACGGGTTTGCCATTTACAACACGCTGCAGCGGCTGACCGGGCAGGTCGATATCTATATCGACGGCCTGGCGGCGAGCATGGCTTCTGTTATCGCCTGCCTGCCGAATGCCACGGTACATATGCCCTCCAATGCCTGGATCATGATCCACAAGCCGTGGGGCGGCATGGCCGGGGATTCTGACGAAATGCGCGATTATGCCAATTTCCTCGATCGTAACGAGGAGATGATGCTGGCGGCGTATATGTCGAAAACCGGTCTGTCGCGGGAAGAAATCGCGGCGTTACTGAAGGCCGAAACCTGGATGGATGGTGCGGAGGCGGTTGCTAAAGGCTTCGCTGATGTGCTGGAAGAACCACTCGATGCAGCCGCATCGCTCAATCAAAACAAACTGAAGGATTATCACAATATGCCACAAGCAGCTAATCACCTCTTCGGCGCACGTGCGCAGACCTCGGTACCTAACGCGCAAAATCCACAGAACCCGGCTCCGGTCTCTCAACCGGCTCCTGCGCCATCCACGCCGGTCGCACAGGCTCCACAAATCGATGTGGCGGCGCTGGCGGCGCAGCTGCAGCAGACGCTGCAGGCCAACAACACCGCACGCATCACGGATGTGAGTGCCGTCTTTGATGGTTTTCCTCAGTTGGCCGCGCTGCGCACCGAGTGCATCAACGACATGAGCTGCGATGCGAACATGGCGAAAGATCGTCTGCTGGCTAAGCTGGCGGAAGGCACCACGCCGAGCATTGGCGCCAGTGCCGCGCATATCCATGCCGGCAACGGTAACCTGGTCGGTGATTCGGTCCGCGCCTCTGTAATGAGCCGTGCCGGTCATGCGCAGGCGGAAAAAGACAACCCATATCAGGGGATGACGCTGCGTGAACTGGCGCGCGCCTCGCTGGCTGATCGCGGCATTGGTGTTGCCGGCATGTCTGGTCAGGGTGTGGTCGGTCTGGCATTCACCCATTCAAGTTCCGACTTTGGCAACATCCTGATGGATGTGGCCCATAAATCTGCGCTGTTAGGGTGGGAAGAGGCGAATGAAACCTTTGACCGCTGGACGCGTAAAGGCACGCTGACCGACTTTAAAACCGCGCACCGCGTTGGCCTGGGCGCGCTGGACAAGTTGCGTGAAGTGAAGCCGGGTGCGGAATACAAATACATTACGGTCGGTGATAAAGGGGAGCCTATCGCCCTGGCAACCTATGGCGAACTGTTCAGCATTGACCGCCAGACCATCATTAACGATGACATGGACATGTTGACGCGTATTCCTGCAATGATGGGCGGCGCAGCACGTTACACCGTCGGTGAGCTGGTCTGGGCGGTGCTGACCAGCAACCAGAAAATGAGCGACGGGAAAGCCCTGTTCAGTGCGGATCACAATAACCTGGTGAACCAGCCTCTCACTATTGACGGACTGGATAAGGCCCGCCAGGCGATGCTGCTGCAGACCAACGGCAAGCGTAAGCTTAACATTCGTCCGGCTTATATGCTGACGCCGGTGGCGCTGGAGTCGAAAGCCAATCAGCTGATCCGCTCTGCCAGCGTACCGGGCGCAGATGCCAACAGCGGCATCAACAACCCGATCCAGAACTTTGTGGAAGTTATCTCCGAAGCGCGTCTGGATGATAACAGCGCGGAAGCATGGTATCTGACGGCAGCACAGGGCAAGGACACGATCGAAGTGGCGTATCTGGATGGCATTGATACACCGTATCTGGAGCAGCAGCAGGGCTTCACCATTGACGGTGCGGCGTTCAAGGTACGCATTGACGCCGGCGTCGCGCCGATGGATTGGCGCGGTCTGGTGAAGTCTACCGGCAAAGCCTGATAAACCGCCTGATACGGCGGTTTTTTTATGTCCGTGGGTGGCGTCGCCACCCATTTTACTTTCTGGAGAAAATCATTATGGCAAAGAATTTACAGCAGGATGGCACCACGCTGGATTACGAGAACACGTCGGCAACACTGATTGAGTCCGGTCAGCCGGTGGCTGTCGGTGGCATTGTCGGTGTTGCACATGCCGATATCCCCGCAGGGGCGTGGGGCGTGCTGCATACCGTCGGGGTGTTTGTTCTGCCAAAGGTAGCGGATGAAACCTGGGCGGTGGGTGACAAGGTTTACCTGGATGCCACTGGCGCGCTGACAGCAAAAGCTACCGACGGCGCAGAAGCTGCTGCAGCGTTCCCACTGGCCGGCTCGGCATGGAGCGCCGGCGAGGCCGGACAGGAAGAAGCCCCGGTGCGGCTGGGTTTCTAAATGAACCGGTTCACGGAACGGATGCAGCGTGCTGATCGTCGTGTGGACCGCTATTTCGCCGAAGACCCCTCGGTGGTTTTAGTCATTGAGGGGCAAGCCCGTCCGGTCGTCGCAATTTTTGAAAGCCCGGATGATATGGCCCTGGTGCAGGGCGGCGGTGAAATTCAGGATCATGCGCCAGCTATCAGCGTGTATACGGCTGACATTGTTGGACTTGAAAAAAAATGCCAGGCGTTGATCGGCGGGGCCAGCTATTGGGTGACGCATATTGGTGCTGATGAAGCGGGCAGAACGCGCGTGAAGCTTGCCAGAGGCGTCCCTGGGAAAGAGGTGGACCCCATTAACACATGGAGTAAGTAACGATGGCCAGGACTACGCGGTTACGCCGTGATCTCCCGATCGATATCGACACCATGGTTCTGCGTGACATTGCCCTGGCCGTCGGGGCAACGCACAAGCAGTACATGACCGCGTATTCCCGCGCATTGAAGCGAACCGCCGCCACCATGCGCAAACGGGCCATGGCGGATATCAAGGATGGGCTGGCGCCGCGCAGTATGGCAATGGTGAGAAAGCGCCTGCTTTCCTTTCGTGTTTCTCGCGGCTCGTTGCTGGATGAAGGGCGCTTGTGGTTCGGTCTGAATGCAATCAAGGTCAAGGACCTGAAGGGGCGTATTAACGGACGTATGCGTCCGCATCATACCCGCCGTGACCCGAAAACCGGGCGTTATGCTCCGTCGCGCCGGCGGGCAAACTCCGTGGGCTTTGAACCGCGCGGCAACCTGTTGTCAGCCAAAACGTTTGAGAATGGCGAGGTCGGACGGAGCAAACGAGAAGGACGCCGGACGGTGCTGATCCGCGACCCGGCGACGCGGCGTACCCGCGAAGCCGAAGTCGATATTTATGCGCCGATGCTGGATTACATCGAAGACAACGCGTTTGCGGATGTTGTTGAAATATTTCTGCATCACTTTGAAACCGATATCCGGGGCAGGGTAAAGGCGCGGGTTAATGTGAACAGCTGGAGGAAGTAAGTGGCCAAGCCTATTTTAATGCCGACCTATCACGACGCGGTCATTGAAGCGCTGCGGTCGTTGTCGTGGGTAAACAATGCCGACGACTACCCGGAACAGGCAACGCAGCTCACCACGCCGGCCGTGTTCTTTTCGATCATGGGCTGGGAACAGTCGCCAAGCAGTGACGGGCAGCTCAATGTTGAGTTTGAATGTGATTTGTTTGTGGTGATCGACAAGGCCAGCAACACCATTGATAAACCCCAAATTTTCGCCCGATCGGCGGCGGCGGATATCAGCCAGTGGATCAACGGACAAACCTTCGGGCTTGAAGGGCTGCAGCCGGCTGCGTTTATCAGCGCGGGGCCGGACAGCTTCGATCCTGCAATGGATGATTATATCGTCTGGCGCATCACGTATAGCCAGTCTGCGGCCATGGGGGAAGACCCGTTCGAATCGGTTGCCGGTCCGCTGCGTGAAGTCTGGCTGGGTGCGGCGCCGGAAATTGGTGCTGCGCACATTAATGATTACCGGCTTATCTACAAGCGCAAGGAGGAATGATGTCACAGGATATGGGGGACCTTGCCCGGCGCGTGGCCAACATGATCCGCCGTGGTGTCGTTCAGGCAGTTAAGCACGGCCCGCAGCCGCAATGCCGGGTAGAAATCGGCGGCATCACCACGACCTGGTTGCCGGTCTGCCAGCCGTCATCCAGCGCCAACAGGGCTGACTCTAACCCGATTGCCGTAGGGGATGCCGTTACCGTCATCAGCGAAGCCGGCGACCTGAATAACGGCCGGGTGTTCCCCGGCTGGAACACGGGGAAAATGCCGGTCCCGGACGGGAGCGAGAGCGAGCATGTCACCCGATACAGTGACGGCACACAAATCCGTTATGACCGCGATGCCCATGCCCTGAAAATCATTATTGCCGAAGGCGGCACGTATGAGATTGAGGGTAAGGGGACGCTGCGCGGCCCGGTGGAGATCACCGACACTCTGACGGTTCAGGGTGTCACGCAGATCAATGCCAACACCGGCATTAACGGGGACTTGTCCGTCAGCGGCCAGATATCGGATGGCAAGAGCACGCTGGATCGGGTGAGGGAGGTTTATAACAACCACGCTCACCCAGGAGACAGCGGCGGCACGACAGGCGAGCCAAACAGCAAGATGTGACCCGCGATTGTGCGGGTTTTTTATTATGGGGGTAATCATGCACGGTGTTAATGCCGGCAACGGCAAGCGGCTCTCCGGCACTGAGCATTTACGGCAATCCGTCATTGACATACTCACCACGCCGATCGGCTCGCGTGTGCTGCGCCGTGACTACGGGAGCGAGCTGGTTGATCTGGTCGATAACCCGCAGGACGAAAGCAACCGCGTCCGTATTATTGCGGCGACGGCCGGCGCCCTGGCTCGCTGGGAGCCACGCATTCGTGTGTCATCGGTGCAGGTGGCGTTTGTTACCCACGGTCATTTTGACCTCACCATCGTTGGCACGGACATAGAGAGCAGCCAGCCGATCACGTTGACGGAGATAAGCATTAATGGCGACGAATTCAGCAACAATTAACCTTTCCGAGCTGCCGGTGCCGGATGCGGTGAAAGTCCCGGACGCCGGCCTGATTTTTGAAGGATGGTTAAACCGTCTGCGCGGGCTGGACCCGGTCTATGATGCGCTGCTACCTTCCGATCCGGTGTACAAACAGGGCGAAGTTCTGGCCTATCACTCCACGCTGTTACGCGTGGCGATGAATGACTCCATCCGCGCCGTGCTGCTGGCCAGCGCAAAAGGCGCAGACCTTGACCAGATTGGCGCAAACTTTGACGTGGCGCGGCTGCTGATAAATCCGGGCGATCCGAATGCAGTGCCGCCGGTTGAGCCGGTTTATGAAGATGATGACGCGTTCCGCACGCGCATCCAGTTGGCCTGGTCACGACTCAGCACCGCCGGCGCCGAGAACGCCTACACCTTCTTTGCCGCCTCTGCAGACCCCTCTATTCTGGATGTTCGCGCCTATGGGCCGCTGGATCATGGCCGACGCGGCGAGGTTGATATTTACGTGCTTTCCCGTGATAACGACGGTATCCCCACGGCGGAGGTGTTGGAAAAGGTCAATCAGGCCGTTAATGCGAAGGACGTCCGGCCCATGACCGACTTTGTCACCGTGAAGCCGGCGGCAATGGTGAAGTTCGTGGTAACGGCAGATATTTACATCCCCTCCGGCCCGGATATCGACACGGTGATGAGTGCATCACGGCGGGCGCTGGAAACCTACCTCGAACAGACACACCGGATCGGCAGCCGCGTATCACGTTCGGGGATTGACCGGGCGCTGCATCAGCCGGGTGTGGTCACGGTTAAACTGGCCTCGCCGGTCGATGATCTGCTGATGGATATCGGTCAGGCGCCGCTTTGCACGGAAATCACGCTGAAAAAGGTGATCGTCAATGTCGATGCATAAAACGTTATTGCCGCCTAATGCGCTGCCCGCCGAACGGGCGCTGGAAGAGGCAACCACGACAGAGGTGCTGTCGATCCCCGACCTCATCCGCGCCGTAAAGAACCCCGACACGTGCCCGGCGGAGCTGCTCCCATGGCTGGCATGGGAATACAGCGTAGATACCTGGTTGCCTGAGTGGAGCGAGGAACAAAAGCGCGCAGCCATACGGAGCGCTACCTATATTCACCGGCACCGGGGGACGCGTGGTGCGATAGAGACGGCGCTGGAAGGTCTGCCCTTCACCTACCAGTTAACCGAGTGGTTTGAACAGACGCCGCGCGGGGAGCCGTACACGTTTTCGCTGGTGGTTGAGCAAGCCGGGAACCCGGTGAACGAGCAGCATATTCAGGATTTTAAGAACGCGGTGATGCGCAGTAAAAACCTGCGTTCGTGGTTCGACATGTCCTTTCAAAATGCTACACAAGGCACCGCATACTCGGCCTCCTACATGGTGACGTCCGAGATAACCAGTTACGGGAGTTAACTTAATGAGTGGTCTTATTCTGACGACTGCCGGCGCGGCGGCGATCGAGGCCGCTTACCAGGCGGGAACCGTCGTAAAAATTACGCTGGCGGCGTTTGGTGACGGTGGCGGTAAACCAATAACCCCGAATCCCGGCGCGACGGCATTGGTGAACAAGTTCGGCGATGCCCCCTTTACCGGCGGGGCATCAACGGAAGGAATGATTAGCGGCCAGACCGTTATCGAAGCGAGGAAGTATCCCGGCAAAGTTCTGCGAGAAGTGGGGCTGGTCAGCGCCGACGGTGTGCTGGTGGCGTACGGTGATTACCCGGACACGGTATTGCCGGCTGACGGTGCGCCGGTGATGAAAGAGATCATCATTAACTTCGTGATGACGCTGACGCATGCTGAGAGCGTGGTGATTGAGGTCGATCCCAATGTCTCCGCGTTAACCATTTCAGAGGCAGATAAGAGATATGTGAAAAAATCCGGTGACGTTATGTCCGGAAAATTACATGTCCAAAATAATATTGCTGTCGATGGCGAAGTGAGTATCGGTGGAGCACTTGGCGCAAACACGCTATCCATTGCCAAAACGGCACAAATCGGCACATTGACGGTCAGCGATGAAGTTTATGTGGGCAACGCACCACTGATGCCGGTGGGTGCCCCTATCCCCTGGCCGCTAAGTTCACCGCCACCCGGTTATGCATTCCTGTTAGGCCAGGGATTTGATAAGACCATTTACCCGCGCCTTGCGCAAGCCTATCCGTCCGGCGTGTTGCCGGATATGCGCGGTAATACGATTAAGGGCAAACCGGACGGTCGCGAGCTGCTGACCTTTGAAGCCGACGGCAACAAATATCACGGGCATGGACTGGAGATTGATGGCACTGACCTGGGCACCAGGCAGACTACGCCGGGCGGCGCTTATCAGCTGAAATTACGCTCATACCGCTCTAACACTTCTCTGGACGGCGGCGAAAGTTCACGCCACAGCATTGACCAGGAAAGAAGTTTCGCTGACTTTGGCTTGATTGAACCTCTGCCGTCTCATACGCACGATGTCCCGATAGGTTGGCACAGCCACGGCGGTCGCATAAACCCGGACGGCAACCCGGAAACCACCGTCAAAAACATTGCATTTAACTATATCGTGAGGCTTGCATAATGAGCACAGACTTCGAATTTTCTGCCCAGCCGCGCTGGATGTGGATTTACAATTTCGATGAAAATAACGTTTTTACCGGCACCCTGAATTTTTATGTCGCGCCACACACCGGACTACCAGCCAACTGCACGACAACGAAGTGTGCGCCGAAAACCGGCCAGGCTGGCGTCTGGAATGATGGGCAATGGCAATATGTTAATGATTACCGAGGCTCACCGTACTGGGATGCGCAGGCGAATAAACACATCATGTTTGAGGTCGGCCCTTTACCTGACGGTTGTACGTTTACTCCGCCGAAAACACCGTATGACACGTGGGACGGTGAGAAATGGGTAACGGATGAAGCGAAGGCGCTGAGCGATCAGATTCAAATGGCAAAGAATGAGCTGGCGCAACGTAGCGCTGAAGCCGCTGAAGCCATTGCACCGCTGCAGGACGCGGTAGAGTTCGGCGACGCGACAGACGCTGAACAGACGGCTCTGACAGAGTGGAAAAAATACCGGTTGGCGCTAAGCCGTATCGATGTTAATCAGGCGCCGGATATCTCCTGGCCAACCCGACCAACCCCAATTAAACAATGACCCGCCGCCGAGCGGGTTTTTTTATGCCTGGAGGATACTATGGCCGAATTGCACGGCGTAGAAACAATTGAACTGACAAGTGGGACGGTTGCCGTTACCACGATCCAGACTGCGGTTATCGGCCTGGTCGGTACAGCCCCGGACGCATCGCCGGGAACCAAGGCGCAGGCCGTCACCGGGACTGCGCTGCTGGATAATGAGCTGACGTTTACGGCCTCGCAGCCGGGGCGGGCAGGTAACCAGCTCCGCGTGACCGCTGCTGCGGCGCCGGCCGGCGGAAAAACCAGTGCTACCTATGCGCGAGGCGTGCTGGACATTCTGCTGGCCAGCGATGCCGACGGCAAACTCACCGCCACCGCGCAAGAGGTGTCCGACGCGGTTCTGGCACTGACAGACAGCCTGGTCACCGTATTACCGGGCGCCGACACCGGCAAGGTCAGCCCGTTTAGCGTGGTACTGTCCGGCGGGCAGGATGAACCCTTTCCCCTCAACACACCGGTAGCCGTCGTTGGCGGTACGCAGATGCGGGCGCTGGGCAGTGCAGGGACTATCCCTCCGGCTGTGCAGGAGATTGCCGACCAGACCAACGCGCTGATCGTCATTGTGCGCGTTGAAGATAATGAACAGCCGGTCACTGTCTCTACCGAGGAAAAAGAGCCGATCACCGCCGAGGATGAACAGCGCCTGTTGTCTGACCAGATTTTCAATATCGATATCCGCGCGAATATCCTGGCGGGGATCAGCGCCTGGTCATCCAGTGAATCGGTCAACGGTTATCGCCCTCGCATCTTGATTGCGCCGGGGTTCAGTGAAGATGACGGTATCGGCAAAGGGCTGGAAACGGCAGCCGAAAAACTCCGCGCGGTGGCGTATCTGGACTGCGCCTCGATGGCAACGTTGCCGGAAGTTGTGCAGCGCCGGCAGATGTACGGTGGCCGCGTCGAACTGCTGCGGCCTCGGGTGCAAAAAGTGAATGCCAGCGGCGAGCTGGAGTTCCGGCCGTATTCCGCCTTTGCGGCTGGCCTGCGGGCGCGCATCGATCTGGAGAAAGGCTGGTGGTGGAGCAAGTCCAATCAGGACATCAACAGCATTCTCGGCCTTGAGCAGGTTGACGAGTTTATTCTCGGCGATCCGAACTGTGAAGCAAACCTGCTGAACATGCAGAACGTCAGCACCATCATCCGCCGCACGGGGTACAAGCATTGGGGCAACCGCCTGTGCATCGATCATCCCCAGTGGCGTTTCGAGTCGGTTCGCCGCACTGCAGACGTTATCGAAGACAGTATCCAGAACACGGTCATGATTTATAACGACCGGCCACTGGATAAAGAGACGGCTGATGACATTCTCGGCACGGTGAATGCCTACCTGCGCCAGCTTGTTGGCCTGGGTGCCATCTTTGGCGGTACTGCGTGGCTGGACGAAGAACTGAACACGGCGGAATCCCTGGCCGCTGGTGTGCTGTATATCAACTATGACTTCGGGCCGAAGTCGCCGACCGAGCGCATCACCATGCGTGTGCGCATCAATAATGATTACGCCGTTGAGGAGATGACCGCACAATGAGCGAAAAAAATACGTTACGGGCATGGACCATTTTTGCCGGCGGCTTCCGTGTTACCGGCGCGCATGAGTTTACGCCGCCGGAGCTGTCCATTGTCACCACCCAGCTGCGTACCGGTGCCCAGGATGCACCGACCCCGCTGGATGATGGCATGGAGGCGCTGACGTGCTCTATCAAGTTCTGGGGCATTGATACCGACGTGTTGAGCCGATTTGGCTTTATCTCCGGTAGCCGCCCGCGCTTTATGGCGTATCAGGGCTATCTGAGTAACGGCCGGGCAGTCGGCACGATCGAAGAGATTGAAGGGTTCGTCTCGAAGGTCACGCCGGATGCGCGGGGCAATGAAAACATGGGGGAAACGGCGATCACGGTTGAGATTGCGATGAGCTATTACAAGCAGACGCGCGACGGTATGGAGCTGTTTGAAATCGACACCGAGCGTTTTATCCGCCGTGTGAACGGCGTGGATCAGCTGGGCGGCCTGCGCAGCAAAATCCGCATCTAATCCCCACTCAACAACCATTAAGCGGCCTTTGTGCCGCTTTTTTATTGGAGCAATACCATGAATTACCCAGGCAGCAACGTAGAAATCAAACTGTACTCCCCGCTGACGCTGGCCGATGGCAGCAAGCTTGAAAAAGTCACGATGCGCGAACCGCTGGTGCGTGACCGCATCGAGTATGTCAAACGTCCGGGGAGCGATGCAGAAAAGGAAATCGGCATGCTGGCCGATCTGTGCGGCATGAATGTTGAGGACGTCTATCAACTGACTGCAGCTGACTATTACCAGCTTGAGGCGGCCTGGAACAATTTTTTGCTGCCTCCTGGGGAGCGTCAGAAGGCGACATCCGACAAGCCTTGAGGCTGGTTGGCCGCACCCTGAATTACAGCATGGGGGACTGGCTCTCCATGCCGTTTTCCGCCTTTTACGACTTTGTTAAAGACGAATATGAGCGGGTGAGTAAATGAGCAGCATAAGTCAAAAATTGAAAGCCGTCATAACGTTTGGCGGCAACATCGACGGCAGCTGGGGCCGCTCGACGGACGGGCTTAACAAAGGGCTGAAAACCGTCGAGAAACAATCTGAACACCTCGCCAAGCAGCAAAAGGCGCTGGCGGATCGGATGAAGCAAACCAAGCTGGCGGGCAAGGATGTCAGCGCCCTGAAGCGCGATTACGACACTGTGACGCGCTCTATCAAACGGACTGAGCAGGAGCAGGAATCGCTGAACCGCAGCCTGCAGCGCGCTGAACGTTTTCGCCGGGCGGGCGCTGTGGGGCGTGGCTTTATTGGCCGGGCAGGCCGGACGCTTGGCGCCGGGTTGGGGATTGCTGCTGCCGGCGGGTTAATCGGGGCGGGGATCGGTGCGGTCATGTCTCCTGTTCGTTCTAATGCGGAAACCGCTGAGTCATACGGCATTGCCCGAAGCTACGGTGTGAACATCGATACGTTCAATGCCTGGCAGAGCCTCGGTAAGCAGATGGGGCTGAACGGGGAGAACTTCGGAGACCTGTTTGAAGAGTACCGCAATAAGGTCTCGGATTTTAAGAAGGACCCGACGAAAGGCGCTATCGCAGAGAACTTCCCGTTGCTGGGGTTCAAGGCCGGCGATATGTACGGCAAAAGCAATGAAGACCAGGTATCGAGCATTTTTGAACGTCTGCTGAAACTGGATAACGAACAGCTGGCTGCAGGGTACGCGGACTCCATCTTCGGCGGTGAAGCCAACAAAATCCTGACCTACATGCGCCTGACCGGTAAAAGCTATCGTGACCTGATGAACGAACAGAAGCGATACAACCTGGTGACCCGTGACGGCGCTGAGGGGGCGATGCGCAGCAACATCGCGTTCAGCAACTTGCGGACGGTCTGGAGCAGCGCTGTGGACCAGATCGCCGGCAAGTTGGGCGGCGACCTGGCTCCGATGGTCACGAAACTGGCCGATGAGCTGTCCGACTGGTTCAAAAACGGCGGTATTGAGGTGATTGCGTCAACGATCCGCAACTCATGGATACCTGCGCTGATTGAGTTCGGGAACGGATTGATCACTTTCAGCAAGGTGGCCATACGCATTGCGAAGTGGCTGGGGCAATTTGTCCCGGATGAAAACACTGATCGCCGTGCCATCGTTCACGCACTGGCATCGGGTGATGTGGATAAAGCCAGGTCGGTAGCCAAAGAGAAGGGGGAAAGTTCCTGGTTAGAGTCGGTTATCAGCGACCCGGAGAAGGTCGGCAAGCTGAAGGATATTTACCATGACACGCAGTGGTCAATGTCAAAAGACCGCTTTACCAACCCCTGGCAGTACTGGACTAAAGCTGAGGATAAGATGCTGTCCGCTGTTGGCGGAGATAAAACAGCCCCCGACCCTGTTATGAGTGAGTTTTGGAAAGCGCTGAAGAGCGCGGCAGGCCCAGATAAAGAGAAGTCCACTGTCACCGACAACCGCCGGAATAATATTTATATGACCGTCAACGGTTCACCGGGGCAGGACGCCAAGAGCATCGCCGATAACGCGGTAACGCAGATCGGCAAGCTGGACGTATTCAACGGGAACAATGCGATGTATGACGCGCCGGGAGGCTGGAGCGGATGAGCGATATAGACATCATCGGAACGATAACCGGTGCGTACAGCTACAATGCGCCGAACGGGCGCCCGGCAGAAAATGCCAAGATCATGATGATGCTGGGCGACTTTGAATTCTCCATCGATACGGCAGCCTATAACCAGTTGACACGGGAGGCGCGCTGGCGCTGGCAGGAGCAGGAGCGGATCGGCAAACAGGACCTGCTGCAGTACACGGGCAAGGAAGCCCGCAGCGTCAAATTGGACGGTGAGGCCCACGCTTTTTTTCGCAACGGGGTCACGTCCATCGATGCGCTTTATGATCTCGCCGACAAGGCTCAACCTCAACAGCTAGTTAGTGGCGCCGGGGATGTGCTGGGCTGGTGGGTGATTACGGACTTTACCGATACCACGCTGGCATTCCTGCCTGGTGGTTCTCCGCGAAAGAAAACCTACTCGATCACGATAAAACATTATGCCGACGACATACATAACCCATGAAGGCGATGTGCTGGATGCCATCTGCGCCAGGCATTACGGTCTGGCAAACCTCCCTCAGACGCTGACGGAAGTGCTGGATGCCAACAGGGAGCTGGCCGCGCTGGGGGCGATATACCCTTCCGGCCTGATCATTACGCTGCCTGATATCGAAACGCAGGTTGCAGAGTCAACGGTTCAACTGTGGGATTGATATGGAAAACGTGCAGAGAGAAGAATATCGCCCGGAGTTCAGCCTCACGGCGGAAGGGCGGGATATTACTGCGCTGATGCGTGAGAACCTGGTGGAAATCAGGCTGACGGATAACGGCGGCGCCACGGCAAAGGCCGACGAACTGCAGATCACCATTTTGTCGGAAACCATGGCGCTCCCTAACAAGGGCGCGCGACTGCGGCTAGGGCTGGGGTTTAACGGGGTATTGCAGGACAAGGGATGGTTTGTTGTCAGCGGTATTTCCAGCAGTGGCCCGCCGCGCAAAATCGTTATTTATGCCACGGCTGCGCCGATGAACGCCCAGCGCCAGCCCGGTGACGTGCTGAACCAGAAAAGCCGCAGCTGGGACGACGTGAACCTGGGCGACATTGTGAAGACTGTCGCCAGTGACAACGGGTTGATCCCCAAAGTGGCCGGCGCACTGGCAGATATCGCTGTCGGGCACCTCGATCAGGTCAATGAATCGGATGCCGCGTTAATGACCCGGCTGGCCAGTCGTTTTAATGCGATCAGTAAGCCGTCCGGCGGCTATTGGCTGTTTCTCCAGCAGGGGGAATCGTTAAGCGTCGGCGGGAAGGCGCTTGCCAGCGTAACGATTTTAAAGGAGGAGGTATCGGAATGGAGTTATACCGATGGCCAGCAGCGCGGCGCAACGACTGGCCCCGGTAAAAAAGGTGAGGGTGGGAAGAAGGGAAAAATCAGTGTCGCGTACTTTGACCCGGAAGACGGGCGAACGAAAACGCAGTCACTCGAACATGATGGTCCGTCACAATCCCACCCCTTCACCCAGCCGACCAAAACCGCCGCCAACCACAGCGCGCAATCCAGAAAAACGCAGGTAAGCCGTAATGAGCGCCGCATGACGCTCAGCGGGCCGTGCCGGCCGGCACATATTCCACTGACGGCAGAGAGCCGGGTTATTACCCAGGGCTTCGGCACGGTGGAGGATCGGAGCTGGTTAATCGAATCGTTGGTGTTTTCTCTCACCTCCCAGGGAATGTCGTTCGCGTTCAATTTGGCAACGGATATCAAGCCGCCAAAAGGGAAGGGCGGGAAAAAATCGGGGAAAAAGAAAGATGATGGTATTGGCTATTTTTATAAAACATAACGGGAGTCTGCAGCATGGTTAGCAGGTTAAAGCAAAAGGTGGTCAGTGACCCCATCGGTGTCGATAAGGAAATGAAAATATCGGAACTTCCTTCGGCTGAAAATTCGTTAATTGATGACCTTCTTGTTATTTCTCAAAGCGACGGTGATGGTTTATTGCGAACCAAAAAAATATTAATGTCATTACTCATTAAGTCGCTGGTTTCTGATCGCTCCGGTAATCTCGTCAGTCTTGTAGACGGTTTCAAACTTTTTGCCGACAAGTCTGTTTTGGACGGATTGACGGAAAGGGCTGAGGATGCCGCAGGAAGGGCGGAGAATACTGCTGACGCCAACACGTATTACATCACCCCTGATGATCCTGATGGAACGATTGCCGGCCTTGCCGGTACGCCTTTCGGGAAAAGCTTCCGCGTCGGCCAGGGGGAAGGGAAAGGTTTTAAATATTATATGAACCTGAATGGCACCGCACTGGAGTTTGCAAGTGCAGCCGGTGCCAGTGATGTTGAGAATGCCATTGACTTTGCGAGCAAATCATTATCACAGAGTGGTGAGGTAGATAAGCGCACGCAGGGGTATGGCGTTGAAAAAAAGGTCTATGACACAGAAGGGGTATTAGTCGGGGGCGGTTTTTTTGCTGCGAACGGCGTGTCACCGATTAACTATACAGAAAACGGTGACGTAAATATTACCGGCGTACAGTTTAAAAACTTTGCCAACCATCATGAATATGATTGGGCGCAGACGGATAAAAAAAACGTGCCGTATATCGGCGGTTCGAAAATGGGCGGCGTTATCATTGGCCGGGTTGAGATTGTTGAAATTCCGGGGCCACCAGGCGTTGTGTTTGTCGATAAAGGTTATGTCCCTTATGCCTGTGATCCAGGGTATGAAACCGACCTGGATATTCCCGTGATTGGCTCTACGCCACCAAAGCCTGATGTTCCACCGGTGCCGTTCCGTCCTTATGACTACATGGGGGTGCGCAGTGAGGGGCAGTCGTTGTCTCTTGGTGCAGCGAACCCTAACGATGACCCGCAACCGGTCAGCACAGAACAGCGCTATGGGAACAAGGGATTCAGCACCAATAACAACAGCGGGATGACCGACACGGACACACTGGTGCCACTGGTGGAAAAGCGTTACCAACCGTCAGAGGGAACCTGGCCGGCGGCGGAAACTCCTGTTACCGGCGCGACGCATAAGCTGGTGGAAATGATCCAGGCAGAAACTGGGCTACCCTTTGACCATCAGGCCAGCGCCTATATCGGTTCTGCGCCCGGCACTGGCGGTCAGCCTATCAAGAACCTGATTAAAGGCACTGCAGCCTATAGCCGCATGATCGCCCACGTTACCAACAGTCTACGCCTGGCCGCTGACGAAGGAAGAACGTTTGCTGAACTGGCTGTTGTGTGGATGCAGGGCGAATCAGATTATCGCGATCAGACGTCGCGCGCTGACTATCTCGCTATTTACCTGCAGTACATCGCCGATTCGCTGGCAGACAAAAAAGCGATCACCGGCCAACTGTTTGACCCCATTTTTATCAGCTACCAGCTCAGCACGCACCGGGCGTACAGACGCCGTGACCCGCTTGTCGCTCTGGCACTGCGTGACGCTGCAATGCTGGGTAAAACGGAAATCGCTTACCCCGGCTACATCGGTGATTACTACGCATCAGACCACATCCACGGTATGCCTGAAACGTACTACATGTTCTCTCAGTATACGGGCCGCATGATTTACAAAAAGCGGCGGGACATGCTGGAGGGCGTGACGCGTATGCATCGTCTTGATGTGATCGATGAAATCCGGCAGGGCATCTTCACCATGCTCTATTTCAACGTGCCGGCTCCGCCGCTGGTTTTCGATACAGACTGGGTGGCGCCGGCGGAAAACATGGGGTTCTACATTCGTGACAGCGTTTCGCTCGACGTCATAGACATTATCACGTCCGTCGATATTGCTGGCCCCGACCGTGTCCGCATCACGACATCGCGGCCACTGCGCGATAGCGAAATCGTCACTTACGGATGGGGCAAGGCAGGTGATCCGCTGACGAACGGCAGAACGACGGGGCCGCGCGGCAACCTGCGCGATAGCGAAGGGGATTTACCTGGCGAAAACTACACAGACAGCGCAGGTGTTTTGCGCAAACTGCACAACTGGTGCGTAATTTTTTAAGTAAGGTAACGAAATGACAACGATTATTCGCAATCTGGATATGGAAATTAAGAACCCAACATTACCACCGCTGTTTGAGCCGTTTGCCACGGTGTCGGGCCTGATGGCTGGATGGCGTTTTGGGGATGGTTTCTCCGATCTGTCTGGGAACGGACACACGTTAAAGGCTGTCGGTATGCCAGTATTTAACGCGTTCTTTGTGACAGGCGATAAAGATAACGGTTTTATTACCGATGTACCGGACGGACTGCAGCGCACCATGATTGCGGTGTACCGCCAGGCTGCTGATGTGAATACGTTCGGTTACCCCGTAGGGAACATTGTGCAGTCGGCCTCGGCAAACGGGGAAGGCATTGCCATTACGGATGTATCAGTGGACGCACTTCGCCGGCGTTCATTGAGTATTGGCGGTCAAGCCTACAATGAAAAACTGTATGGTACGGCGGCAGGGCCTTCTGAGGCGACTTCAAGCCGTAACAACTTTGTATTTACTGCTGTCACTGTTGATGGCGCAGGTAACCAGGGCGGCTTATATGTACCTTCTGCCAGCGCTGACATTATCCCGGCAACACTCGCTGAAGGCGCGAATCTGGCCGAACGTTCGGTGACGGAAAAGGATGCGGAAAGCTTCTATCGCATTATCACCTGGCGCAATCCAAACTTGCCGCCGGTGCCGCCTTCAAGTCCCAATACAGGGCTGGCTGTTGCTGAAGTGTTGATTTATGACCGGGTGTTATCTTTGGATGAGCTGAAGGTTCAATACGGCCGTTCTCAGCGTTACTTCAAAAACACGTATGGGGTGGTCGTTTAGTGATGGGCGCCGGGGGATATCTCCCGGCTATTAGTCATTTTCGATGCCAGTCCCACTCTGCATGCACCCAGATGGCTAACATCACGAAGTTATAGATGAACATGGCCTCGGGCCAGTGGGTGAACCCAGAGATAAGGGAAAGCGCAGACACAGCGGCGCCGAGTCGAACGAATGCTTTAATGAAGGTATTCATGCTGTTCCTGCCGTAATAAAAAGCCCATGCGGTGCAGGCATGGGCGCAGTGAGGGGATTCCCTGGTGCTGTTGTAGTTGGTATGTGGTCAATGATTACACGGTTTGTATGCAAAATAACAATTGGTTGTATAGATCGGTTTTTTGGTATCGATCGGTTAAATCGATCAAGTTGTATAGACGAGCACATGGCAGGCAAAAAAATCCCGGCCACGACAACCGGGGGAATGAACGGCTTAAAGCAATAGACAGTGTGAAAGGAATTCTTTCACTGGGTAACGATAACGGATTGAAATGATTGGCTCAAGAGATATGACATACTATTTCATGGCGGGTTACATCCCACTTCCAACCTTACCGCTTATCCGGCGTTGAAGCTCCTCACGAGCAATATCAATGAGCTGCTCTATTTCAGAGACAGCTTTTGTTCCGATGGTTTCAACGCGAGTTAGTGCATCTAAGGAGGATAGGAGGGGGCTTTCGCGCCCACCCTCTGTTTTTCTGCGGATAATTTCACCACGCATGGCCGAAACGATGAAGTGTGTTGTCGATTCCCCTTCTAACTTTACGGTTTCCATTTCCTCAATTATTTCACGTGGGACTCGAGATGCTAGGACTTTTGATTTGGCGATTTTCTCATCTATGGTCAT